CAGCACGCAAATCGTCACGATGAAGTCCGCTTGCCTGCTCATGCCAGGCTCCTTATCAGCTCGCATATCCTCTCCGCGCTATGCCCGTCGCACGCGCCGGCCACCGCCTCCAGGCACTTGCGCTCCACGTGGCGCATGCCCGTGAACGCGGCCGCCCTCAGCATCTCCACCACTCGCTCCTCGTTGCCTTCGGCCGCGATCCAGCGCGAGCCGTAGAAGCCGGGGTATGAGTGGTACATGCCGCGGCCAGACAGGTACTCGTCCATGTCGTCGGTCAGCAGCACCGTTGGCTTGCCCAGCATGTAGGCGTCGAACATCGTCGAGCTGTAGTCGGTCATCATCACGTCGCATGAGCGCAGCAGCATCTCGGTGCTCTCCTCGAACGGCAGCTCGATGACGCGGTCGATGTCGTAGCCGCGCGTGAGCTCGTCGGGCGTGAGGTGGTGGCGCTTCACGATGAGCACCTCGTCGTCGCGCAGCAAGCGGTCCACCTTCGCCCAGTCGATGTTCGGCAGGTGGCCCATGTCGCCGAGGCCCCTGAACGTCGGGCAGTAGAGGTACACGCGCCCCAGTGGCTCGCCGAGGTACGTCTCGAACCTGTCGCCTTCCTCGAAGTAGGCGTCGGTCCTCGCCATCCCCAGCGGGAGCACCCGCTCCTCGGGAACTCCGAGCTGCCTCGCGACTATCGGCACGCCATCTTCGGAGGTTGCTATGGCGTAGTCGATCTGCGCGAGCGCCTCCTTGTCCACCCACGGGTGGTCGCCCTCGTCCAGGCCGTAGAGCTTGCCGCCCGTGAGCCCGTGCCCGAGGTTCACGGAGACGATGTCCTTCTTGCCCTCGATGTAGGCGGGGAGGGAGTCGCACACCACGACCGAGAAGCCGTCGGCCTCGGCCGTGCGCATGCCGTCTATCCCGCACCTGAACGCCTTCGGGCCGTCGTACATGTCGTATATCCTGGTGGTGGACTTGCACCTGCCCAGCGGCAGGGCTGATATGAACAGCACGTCGCTCATCGCATGTCGTCCTCGTCCGCGTACTGCTTGTCGAAGCGCCAGCTTGGATTACCGGGCTTCTCTAACGGCGGCATGATGAGGTTGCGCTCGTTTATCGTGCTTCTCGACGGGTAGATGTTGAACGTGCACCCCTTGCAGTTGCGTATGCTCACCTGCGGAGAGAAGTCGCTCGTCACCTCGCTCAGCTCTCCCGCCTTATCAATTGCCTCGTCGAGCTCGGTCGTATCGACTCCGATGCCGATTTCAAGCTCTCCCACTTTCTCGGCCATCTACCTCGCCTCCAATATCCTGTCGTGTATGTGCCCGCAACCCACGGACGGGTCAACGAGCAGCATCTTGCCTGCCGACGCGAGCTGGTGGCAGAACCAGTAGTCCTCTCCCAGCGCAGTCCCGTCGTCATGGTCCACGAAGCGGAACCACGGGCGCGGCACCTGCCCGAACGCCGAGGTCCTGAACAGCGCGCATCCCATGCCGTTGCCCTTCGCTGGCAGAGCGTGGACCCCGGCGGCGGCGAACTCCGCGACCTCGGCCGCCGTCATGCTGTCCATGAAGGAGGTGGACCCCTCGGGCACCACGGGCGTCATGCCCGTGTCGCTCGACCCGCGCACGTACCAGCCCGTCACCACGTCGGCGCCGTGGCTCAGGAGCGTCGACAGCGCGTGCTCGGGAACTATGACGTCGGAGTCCACCGTCCAGAGGTAGTCCACCTCCTCCTCGAGCGCCGCGCGCGCCATCATGTTGCGCGCCCTCGCGACGTCGTAGCCGGTGACGTTATGGTGGACCACCCTCGATATGTCGTGGTCGCCGACCGCGCGGTCGACGGCGTTGCCTATCGCCTCGGCGCACGCAGACTTGACGGACCCGCCGAACGTCGGCACCGACACCATGACGCTAACCATGCTTCCTCCCCTCGTGAAGCTCCATGACCCTGTCCCAGCTCATCCTGCGGTACTCCTCAACCGCGCGCGCGGCCCTCCACTTGGGCGTCGCCATCCCCGCGAAGTGCTGGATGCGCACGACGCTGGTCGGCAAGGTGAACCTCGTTGCGTTGTACTCGCTCGGCATGTCGTGGATATGGCCCTGGCACAAGAACGAGAACACGTCCTGCTCGACGTTGGGGTAGCGCCGCCAGTTGAGGCAGTCCACAACCTCCTGCGCCTTGCCGTCGCGCAGCATCTCGAGGTTGTACAGGGCGACTCCCGTGTTGCAGTAGAGCATATTCTTGTAGCACGCGGACGGCTCGCGCGACGCGGAGAAGTAGCAGTCGTCTATGGGCATGTCCCATGCATGGGACAGGTCCCGAAGGCACACCGTGTCCACGTCGAGGGACAGGATGCGGTCCACGTCCGCGAGCTCGGGCATGAGCGCGAGCGCGGCCCGCATGAGCGCCATGTACGAGAACGGGGTGGACATGTTGGGCGAGCTTTGCGGGAAGAACTCCTGGTTGCTCACGTCGAGCACTTCGCAGAAGTCGGGCAGGTGGTAGTCGTAGCCGCCCTCGGTGAGCAGCCATATCTTGTCCACGTCGCTGTTCGCCACGAGCGACTTCGCGGCCGTCTGCATGTCGCCGTACAGGTTCTTGGTGCCAGAGTAGAGCGCGTGCTTCATGTCTCCTCCTTAAAAGCTCGATAGCAGGTTGAATATCGCGACCTCGCGCCAGACGCCGTATGCGATCGCGCCGACCGCCAACGCGGCCACGATGACGACGACGAGCACCTTCGCGAGGAACACCGCCACGTCGCGCGCGGCCTCCCAGAGCGTGATGCCGTAGTCTCCGTCGTCGGGCATGAACTCGTCGTCCCAGTTGTCGCTCATAGGATCGCCTCGTATTCTTCCTTGTGCCGCAGGTAGGCGATGTAGGCGAACAGCTCAGCCATGAAGCCGTCGATTCGGTTGACCGCCTTTCCCGCTACCTTGTGAAACTTGATGTTTGCGTTGTTATCCTGGGAAACCTGCACGTTCATGCGGGTCCATTGGTTTATGGGACTTCCTCCGTCCACGACGAGGTTGTTCGCGAGCTGCGCCCTGTACTCCTTGCCGGGCATGGAGAGCGTCTGCGGGCCCTGCCGTATCTTCTCGCACAGGTCCTTGCCGACGTACTGAACGAGCTGCTCCTCGTCGGTGCCCAGGATGTGCCACGGGTCGTACCCCAGGCAGAACGTGTACACGTCGTAGTTCTCCTTTATCTCCTCGAGCCACTCGACAAACACGCGCTTGGGGACCGTGTTGCCCTCCACCACGCGCAGCAGCCCGCGCTCCTCCCACAGCTTGTACGGAACGTCGTCGCGCTCGCGCCTGTACCCGTCGCCCCTGCGCATGGCCTCCTCGGGTATCCAGTACTGGCTCAGCAGGTAGAAGTGAGGGTCGTCCTTGCGCATCATGAGGAACTTAGCTGCGGAGAGGTCGGTCGTGTCCGAGGCGTCGAAGCCGCCTATGCCGTAGCGGAAGCCGATGTCGGAGTACTTGCCGCTCGGCGGAAGCTCGGGGAGCGGCGCGTTGTTCACGGCCTCGTCGAACGTCAGCCATGCGGCGGCGCGCGACTCGGGCATGTTGAAGTCCTTGGTCATGAGCGTGGGCATGAATGACGGATCCTGCATGCCTTTGTTCACGTTGTTTCTCAGCTTGTCGCGGCTCTTGACGGTGTCGAGGCCGGGATTCGGCTTTATCCAACAACGCTCGTCGGTCCATTCGCTGCGGTCGTCGAGCTCGTAGAGGAAAGGCAGGAAGGTGTCGTCAATTATCTTGCCGTCGAGGATGCCGCATGCGTAGTCGTACTGGTCGTCGAACAGGTTCTCTCGCTCGAATCCGTTGGTCGTGATTGCGATGAGGAGCGGCTGCTTCCTCGTTTCTGACGTCATCGCCTGCTTGCAAAGGTCATATTGATCTCTATTGGTATTTGCGTGCATCTCGTCGAAAAGGACGAAATGAATATTGAGGCCGTCAAGGTTGCGCGTCTGGTTTGTGAGCACCGTGATGTAGCCGTCGTTGCGGTCGAAGATGATGCCGTCCTGGTCGCGGTCTGGAACAGTGCCCTTTCTTAGCACGCTGTTCAGGTCCTTCGACCTACGAACCATCTTGAGGCAGATACCGTAAGCGAGGGACGCCTGCGCCTTCGAATTTGCCACGTTATACACCTGCGGAGCGCCTTCCCCGTCCGCGACGAGCATGTATATCTCAATTGCCGCGCCGAGCGAGCTCTTGCCGTTCTTCCTCGCCCACAAGACCAGCACTTCTTGGAACTGCCTATACCCGTCATCGTCGACGAAGCCGAAGGCTATTTGTATGACAGCCTTCTCGTAAGGTTCGAGCACGAGGAGCTTACCCGATTCTGGCGAGCAACAGAAGCGCTCGATGAACGTGCACGGCCTGTTGGCCTTCTCGTAGTCGAAATGCCACTGCTTATAGCCGCCCTCGAACCTCGGCAGCATCATCTCCGCGAGCTGCTTTATCCGCCTGCAGGCGGTTATCTTGCCGCTCTGCACGTCGAGCAGGTATCGCTCCGCCTCCGATATGACGCGCTTAGTCCTCGCCAACGGCCTTCTCCCAGTGCTTGCACTCATCGGCCCACGGCGAGTACATCTGCAGCTCGTTGAGCTCGCAGTCCACCATCCTCGCCTCGCCCTCGGTCACGGACGGGTCCACCGTCTCGGCGGACTTGTGGGCGCACGTCCCGCAGCTCATGTCCTTCATCGCTACTCCTTCAGGAACTCGAAGATGTCAGCCGCGATCCGCGAGTTGGCGGTCGCGAGCTGGTTGTACTCGTACGACAAGGTGGACCTCTGCGCCTGCTTCGCGCGCAGCTCCTCGAACGTCGGCGCGGTCATCGCGTCCACCGCCGCCTGCTGGTCCTTCAGCGCCGCCATCCTCGCCTTGTTCTGCTTGTAGACGGAGAGCTGGGAGCGAACCAGTTCCTTCTGCGCCTCGTTGAGGCCCTCGATAGCCTCGTCGACCGCCTTGTCGAGCTTGCTCTTGGTAGCCAACCGACCTCCCTGAATCGCCCCGAACCGCCCTAACGCGCCCCGAATCGCCCTGAACCTCGGCGACCGTGGCAGTCCCAATGAAGGGACATAGAATTTAAAGGAAGTGTACCACAATTAGGACACCAAGGACCCGATGGGAAAAATACTCGACAAGCTCCTCGGAAAAGAGACGGCCGCGCCCTCGTCCTCAGTCGAGACGGTGGGCTCGCGCCCGTACACGGTCGGCTGGCAGGGCTCCATGTACCAGCAGGTGCTCGTGCGCTCGGTCATCGAGCGCTTCGCCGTCGCCTGCTCCAAGCTCAAGCCCGAGATACAGGGCAGCGCGCGCACGCGCGTGCGCAGGGCCGTGGAGACCGCGCCGAACCAGTTCCAGACGTGGCCCCAGTTCCTCTACAGGTGCGCCACGCTCTACATGAACAACACGACCGTCTGCGTCGTGCCCGTCTACAAGCCGGGGACGCAGGTGCAGTCGGGCTTCTACCCCGTGCCCCTCGCGCACGCCGAGGTGGTGGACCATGCGGGCGAGTTCTGGCTGCGCTGGCAAACGCCCGACGGCGACAATCGCGCCGTGGAGCTCGCCCGCGTGGCCGTTGTCAACCGCTTCCAGTACAAGAGCGACTGGTTCGGCGACGGAAACATCCTCGCGTCCACGCTGTCCATGCTCAAGGCGCAGGAGCGCGCGCAGATACAGGCCGTCAACGACTCCGCGCAGCTCAGGTTCATCGCGCAGCTCAACGGCCAGGTGCGCGAGGACGACATGACCAAGAAGCGCGACCGCTTCTACGAGCAGAACCTCTCCGACGAGAACACCACGTCGCTCATGATGTACGACGCCACGTTCTCGAACCTCGAGCAGCTCAAGGCGCAGAACTGGACCATCCCCTCCGAGGAGATGGAGCGCATCGAGAACAACGTGTTCGACTACTTCGGCACCAACAGGCGCATCCTGCAGAACGCCTACGACGAGAACGCTTGGGACGCCTACTACGAGGGCTGCATAGAGCCCTTCGCGCTCGCCCTGGGCGAGGCGCTCACGCAGGCCACGTTCACCATGAGGGAGCGCCCCGCCAACCGCATCATGTTCAGCTCGAACAGGCTCGAGTACGCGG